TCATTAGACCTAGCTAACCCTCTAGCAAAAGCTTCGCCCATACCAACAGGTTTTGTTGAATAACCACTAGACTCTAATAAACCCTGTGCCATTCCTTTTCCACTTGGAGATAAAATATAATTTAAAAGATTATCTCTATAATTAGGTGGGGTAGGAGGTCTATTATTTGCCATTGAAATATTTTGTCTGTTTGATACGGGTGTAAATAATGGATTAGATCGTCTATTATTAGCCATACTTATTTGACTTCTATTATTGTTTGGTAAAAAAGGAGAACTAACAGCATTATAATTATTAACATTTGCCGCAGTTGGTATATTATAAATATTGTTATATTTTTTCATTAAATCTTTTTGTTCAATATTTGAAGGCATTATTTGTCCTGCAAAATAAGTTAATGGATTTGCCATTAAAAGAACCCTCCTAATAATCCACCACCGATTGCACCATACATCGGATTCATACCTTGAATACCACTAGCAATTTGTGAGCCTGCCATAGCACCACCAAGTAATCCTGCACCTGTGTTTCTAAAAACAGGTTGCGTTTGTGAAACTGTTTGTGCGTAAGGAGAACCAATAGAGCCAAGATACTCACGAAGTTTGTAATATGGTTTTTGCTGTTCAAAATCAAAACGATTAATTGAGTCTTGGATTTGAGCCATTTCTTGACCCTCTCGTTGTTGTCCAACACCTGCTAATGCTTGTATGTCTTGATAGTCAGCCTGTGCAAGCTGTGGAGCTAACTGTGTAGCCGCCATCATGTTTTGTCTTTCCATTTGGTAGTTAGGTGCGTACACTTTGTTTGCAAGCTCTCCTAACTCATTTGCTAAAACACTTTGATTAGCCGCACTACCAAGTCTTCCTGCTTTAGAAAACTGTGATTGAACTCCTGCTGTAACATCGCCTGCCATTTGATTATATAAACCCTGTAAGTATGGGTTAGATGTTGGCGATAGATAGTTACCTTGTAAAATATTATTTATTTCATTTTGCGATGAACCAAGAAGAGGATTACCTCCCGTAGCTCTAGCTGTTGCTAATTGTAATGCTGTTTCTGTCTCGGGAGAAAAATCAGCATACGTTTGATTAGGATAATAATTAGGTACACTAGACTCAAACATATTTTGTGCTTGATCGAAAGCCTGTGATAAATATGGGCGTACAAATTCACTTGGCTCTGCACTTGTTGTTGTTGTTACGTTACTTGGATTGCTACCTTTACTCATAGTTCTTTACTCATTATGTATATTTTTTGTTCAAACCCTTTAAGTTTACGCAACCAACCTTTACGACCTGCTACCTCAATAGCTTGGCAATAATTGTTAATTGCAAATTCTTCTATTTTGTTTTGGATTGACTCTAGCCAATTATCCAAATTGTCTCCTCCTGCGAGGACATATCGTAAGATACGTTTGCGTGGATAGTCTGCTACCTCTGTAACAACGGCACTTTCCACTTTGTTATTATTCCAACTAATAAACAGTTGAAACTTATTTAAAATAATACCATCCAACACATCCCGTGCTGTGTAAGTATCATCTAAAGCTCTTATTACTAATGGCTTTACTTGTTGCCATACATAGTTAATATCTTCTCGAGGTACTTGCGTAATCATCCAATAACAACATAATCAAAAGTCTGATCTGCGTTCGATGAACTAGCGTGTGTTAATGTTGCTGTACCACTTGCTTTTGCTGACACAAAAAGGTTAGCATTAGCTGTAGCTCCGTTTGATGTTGTTGGAGTAAATAAAATAACAGAGTTACCACCAATACGAACATCAGATAATGTTGTTGATGTTGCACTAGCTGTTAAGGTAACTGTACCTGTTGAGTTTAGTTTACCCTCAATCGTATTATTTAAACTTGTTGATACAAGACGTAAATGCTGACCATGATCGGGCATGGATAAAGGAACAACGGGAAATTGGTTGTCAGCCATTATCTTTTGCCTTCGGGTCTTGCCTCAATATCAACGCCACTCATTGTATTAAAGTTTCCACTAACGGACACTCGTAAACGATGATAGCGTGATGTAGAACGTAATGGACAATCGCCACTATCTTTTGTTGATACGGAACTACCTGTACTTATCGTGTCTAACTGTGAAGACCTTGATATAGGTGTTACTGTGACTGATGTATTAGTTGTACCATCAACAATCGGGCGGCAATTTATTAACGTAGATCGTCTTCCCTCTGCTCCTTCAAACTCGGTGGTATCAACAGTTGCATTTAATGATGTAGCAATAAATTTTCCAAACTTATTATTACTATCAAAACCTGCAAGACCAACGATACCTTCTTTATAAAAGTATGAGTCTAAAGATTTAGGAAGATTATCTAAATCGCCTAATACGTCTAAACTTTCTAATGTTGTGAATGCTTCTTGGGAGGCACTCGATATAAATTGTAAATCCATACCAGACCCCGTACTCCATTTATCAACAGCATAATTATAAATTAACAGTTTGTTATTAATGTCCGAAGTACCTGTTGAACCACTACCTCTATAAGACCAAACAACAACACTATTGTTGGGGTCAACTGCTGAACAAATACCATCTAAGTTAGATGATAGATCATCAAAAAAGAAATTATCTATACGACCATTTCCTATTGGTGTTAACTGTTGTCCACCTGTTAATTTATAAAATCCATCTTGCGATAGAAAGAAAATCATATTACCAAAAGAGGCAACACTCTTAGGAGAAAATGCTCCTACATTGTCTGCTATTTTAGAAAACTGAAATACTAAAGGAGTACCAACGTAATCCATTCGGTATATTGCTCTTTCAAAAAATATAATACCAAAACTTTCGCCACCAACAACTGCTTGTAAATTACCATGTGAACCTACAATGTCTTGAAAACCAGACTGTGTTGATTGGCTTGGTGTCCATTGTGAACTATTATTAATACCAGACCACTTTACTCGTTGGTTATATGCTGTTGATGACTCTGTTGTATATCCTGCAACAACAAAATCTCTTATAACAGCAATGTATTTAGCTTTTAATGATACAAGATCACTAAAGGCACTATCAACACCTTCTTCAAACTTTTGTATATTGTCTGCGTGGTTAGTCGCAATAATGTTACTACCAAACTGTGTAAATGCCCAAAAGTCTCTTTCGTTTTCTGTAGTAGAATTGTTATATCCACCAGACTTTGATTTATCTTGAAAGACAAGACTACTATCCATTTGATATAATTTTGTTCTATCGCCTGCATAGTTTGTTGAACCACCACTTGAAAAAGATGTAAATAAACCAACAGCAGGATTAGATAATCCTGTTGAACTCAATGCTTGAAAACCCGATAAACTTTTGTACCCATCTTTTAAAGGAATAACATTATCAACTTTAATCGCACCTGTGTTTTGAAACGTAGGTAGATCAGCTTGCAAATCGCCAAACTTAATCATTTAGACCACCGATCTTGCAGACATTAATAATGGTGTTGATGAAGACCCTTTAGATGATGACTCGTTTGCTTTGCTTACTGCTTCTTTATACAGACTAGCCCAAGTTTGTAATCTTTCATCTTGCATTAGAAATGGCGATGACTCTGCTAAAGAACCATATAAATATAATTCTGGGTAGTTAGTCAGTATATCGTTTGTTGTATTACTATCTGTTAAAGCGGTAACATTTTTATAAAAATCAATTTGTAATGTAACTGCTTGATCGGGAGCTACACCTAATTTTATTTTATCGCCAACAATCGTAAAGAACGTTGGTGTACCAGATGTAACACTAGAATTATAACTACGATAAAAGTCGTGATTACTAATATAAGATAAAGTTGTAAATGGGTCACTTTGAAAAATAACACTTATTGCTTCAATAAAACCAGTTGGTAAATTATAATTTTGTGTACCAGAAACAGTTGTTGTACTGGTATCAGTATTAACCATTTCTCTAACACGCAATTCTCTATTTAATCTTTTTTCTGTTAAAGAAATAAAATCGGGAATGTACGCAGTTAAATCATCACGATTAAGATAATTTGCTATCGTTGTTTTTAAATTTGCGTAAGTGTCTATTGCCATTATACATTTCCTTGATAAACTCTAAAGTGTCTGTTCTCTGGGTCGTTTAACCATTTTTTAAAACGATCTTTGTCTATAATGCGACCTGCATTAGACATGATGCCTTTTTGTGCTAGCTGTTGAATTACAATTAAAGGAATAGATGCAACTTTATACATTTTTGCATCTTGCATACCTCGAACCTTATACAAGTCATTCTTTGCTTCAAACTTGTTACGTTCTAATATTGGTTGAATGTCTTGCACATCTTCAAAGTGATATTTGTTATCACTTTCGTCAATGTGCATTTTAGTTTTAATGACACTCTTACTTGTATTTTCATCAAGCCAGATTTTTTTACTCATTACTTTTTCTTTTTCTTTTTAACTTTTTTCTTTGTATCTTCGTTGAATACAGGAGATTTTTTCATTTTCTTTTTTGCTCTTTTTTTCATTCCACGCATTGTTATATCCTCATGTTAAAATTAAATAGGAGGGGTAAACCCCCTCCTTATCCTATGACTACAATTATGCAGTTAAGTTAAATATTCCGTAGTTAGCATTTGGCGATCTTGCAGTAAGAGTCCACTCTGTTAAGAGTAGTTTCTTATCGTTGTCTCCGCTTGATGCTAAGTCTTTTGTTTGGAATGGTCTTAGGTAAGATACTTCCCACTTATCCATTTCCAAAATATCAACTCTGTTAGCTTGTTGATGTCTGTCTGGTACGAAACTTACTTCGCCAAAGTCAGACACATACACATCTACTGCACCGATAACAGTTTTGTCATCAGCGTTTTTGTAAAGTGTTGCTACACCAGAAAATGCAGATGCTAATTGTTTATGTGAAGCAGACATTAATACTACGTCTGGGTTTCCACCTAGCTCGTAACATTTTTTTAGACCTGCTTTTAACAATGCCTCTGTGAAAGTTCTGTTAGTACCACCTGCGATTGCAGTAGCTCCCGTACCTGCGGGGCTTGCACTTGGAGAACCATTAGTAGAAAAGTTTCCTGCACTTGAAGAAGTACCTGCAATGTTACCTCCGTACCATGTGCCTACTGATGCTGATTCTCTAGCTGTGCCAGATGAACCTGCCGCTTTTGCATTTTCTACACCGATGTTTGCAAACTCCATATCTCTTTTTAACTCTTTACCAAGTTTAGCTAATTGATATGCAAGTTCGTCTCCTCGACCTGCGTTTGTTACCGCTTGGTCAGAGCCAGACACACCTACAGTTTTAGCTGAGATTTGTGTGTAGTTATTTAGTCTTACTGTTGCCGCTCTGCTACCTAGTGCGTAGTCATCGCCTTCTTTTTGAGCATTTGCCGCCGCATTTGCTAATCCGTCTGTTTGCCACTCATGTAAAGTTTGAGCCGCTGAACCTGATGCCGCATTTGATATGAAAGGTGTTTCAGTTGGTGCTATATTGTAAATAACATCAGCCAAGTCTTCTCTTATACCAACACGATCAAAAGTTTCTACTGTATTTGTAGGTACAGCCATTTTTAACTCCTATTCGTTTTGCATCATTTCTTTCAACACCGATTGTGCATCTCGAAGTGATCCAGATTTTTTCAGTTTAGTCATTCTGCGATCAATACGTTGTTTATCGTTAGATGCTTCCGTCACATTAGACGCATTAGGTCGAACAATTCTAGGAGGAGTATTTACTTTCTTACCAGAGAGTTTAGTTTTCTTTAACTGATCGTATTTGTAAGCGTTAGCTAACAACATAACTGCACGATGATCTACCATCATTGCAATTTCTTGGTCAGTATAACCATTCTCTTTAGCAAAGTTTGTTAAGTTTTTAACAAATGCTTCTCTCTTTTCTTTATTCTTATAGATTGGTAATTTTTCTTCTAAGATTTGACGTTCTTTTGCAATGTACTCGCTATATACTTTCTCTTGCTCTGTTCGTTGTTCTTCTTGAAGACGTTGCTTTTCAACTTGTGCTTGTTGCAACATTTCTTTACGTCTATCTGACTCTGCTTTTTTGCGAACATACTCCGCAGGGTCATCTTGATATAAAGTTTCCCAGTCTATATTTTGTTCCTTAGTGCCTAACTGTTGTGTTAGTTCATCTAGTTGTTGTGCATATTGACTTTTAGAATTTTTGACTGCTTCTAACTCTTTCGCTAAGTCACCTTGCAAAGTTTCTATTTCTCTTCGCTTGTCTCCTAGCTCCATTGTTTTCTTGGTATAGTCTGATTCCCTAGAGTAACCTTTCATAAGCTCATCGAGGGTAACTTGTTGTTTCTGTCCGTTGACAGTAATTTCGTAAAGTGTCTCTTCGCTGTTTGAAATAGTTTCTTCGTTATCTACTATGTCGTTGACGTCTATATCGTCTGACGTAAGTTCGGTGGTGTCTTGTTCAAGATCACTTTCCTTACTTTCTGATACTTCCGTTGTAGGCTCTTCGTTCCTTGCAGTCTCGTTATTTAAAAGGGTAGCGAAAGCCTTTGCTGTTTCATCTGTTGTATAGGTTGGTTTTGAAACAGCAGATTCCTCTTGAGGCGTGTCTGCCATTGTAACTCCTTATTTAGATTATTGATTGATCTGTTTGGATGCTAGTTTACCTGTTTCCATAACAGATCGTAGTTGCACCAAAAGGACATTTAACATTTTTTTCATCATGTAAATTTTTTCTCGCCCTTCCGTGTCTCTTACAGGCGAATTAATCCATTCTAGGTCTAACTCGTCTGAAACTCTTTTTACTGCCTCTGCAAATATTTCATCTTCTAATATTTGTTTGGCTCTATTTCCTTTTTGTATTTCTTTTTCTTTTTCCATTACACTCCTGATGTATCATCATAGTAATTATCAGCAGGGTCATTAAATTTAACAAATTTAGTACCACCTCTACCTGTTCCATAATTAACGCCTGTTTGTGTTTGCTGTGAAACAGTTGGTAATGGTGTGCCAGAGGTAAAGGTATAACCTGTATTACCTTGTCCATCATTTGCTACTTGCTGATAAGTGTCTCCGAATACATCAGTCACAGGTTGTCCTTGAACATTTTGTGGAAGTAAACTTTCTATACCACCTGTGTTTGTATTGACATTTTTACTGCCAATATCAAAAAGAGGATTTTGGTTTTTATTAAAGTTACCTGTAAAAAAACCTCTTCTTGTTAATTCATCTTTAATAAAATTTTTACGCATTTCATTTTGTTTACCAAACAGTAATTGAAACTGTGAAGGTAGAAACATATTACTCATTGTAACTTCTGTGCCTTTACTAGGAAGATAACCAAGAGGGCTATTTTTTAAAAAACCACTTGTCATGTAATTAAGAAAATCTTCATCACTTGCATTTTTCATATCTTCAATAGACATATAAGGTCGTTCTTCTGGGTCTTCTTTGTCATCATTTTCTTGGTATGATGATTGACCAAATTGTTCTATAGGTTGGCACACACCATCAACTAACATATACCCTTCTGGGCAAGGGTCAGTAGGTGTATCTTCTGCGGAGAAATCTATTTGTGGATTAGGATATAACGCATCAGCAGGCAAACCTTGTTCGGTTCGTAAATCAAATAAAGGATTACGAAATACACCTGTGTTTTGTTTAGGTGTAGGGTTCGTTAAGTAATTATCAATAATACTTTGTGCCTCTGTTCCTTGCATAAAAGGTGTCATTAATTTAATCCTTGTTCAATTATTTTAGAAGCTAGTTTTTCTTTTTCGATGTTCTCAATATTTTGATCTTTAATTAATTGAGCCGCTAGTTTCTGTTCATCTAATTGTAATTTTTTATTTTTAATGTTTATGTCTGCCATTGCTTTTTGTTTTTGCATTTCAATTTGTTGTGCCGCTAATTGTATTGCGGGGTCGGGCTTTTCTTGTTTAGGTGGTTGAGGGGGTACAGTAGCAGGGTTTACGAAAAACTGACTCGCATCTTTATATCCTGCATTTTCTAAATATTTTGATAAGGTATTGTAGATATTTTGCGGCGTCACTAATGTACCCATGCCGCCTCCTTGTATTAATTTTTCTTGTACGTTAAGTACCTGTTGTAATACTTGTAGGCGTTGATCTTGATTACCTGTTCCTAATCCTACTTGAACAGTACAATCATATTTGGTTGTCCATTCTCTAGGGTTCATCGGAACAAAGTTACCACGAAGACGTATTAAGCGTTCTTTATCTTGATACTCGCATACAATAGCAAAAATATTTTTAAATATATCTTTTACACCTTCGGCAAAGTTTCTCGCTATTAACTCAATACGTTGCGTAGAGGCTTGCATCATCTGATTTGTTGATGTTGCTGTTGTATGTGATTTGTTTATGGTATCTGGGTTTAATCCCATTTGTTGTTTGGGTACACCAGATCGTTGTTCTTTTAATTCTTCTATTTTGCCTAACATCGCTAAACCATCATTTAAGAAGTTAGGTGTTTGAAGTGGTGTTACTGCATTAGGATTTTTTACACGAACAATCCCACCTGCTCTACTGGTTAGTAGATCATCTAAGTTTGCTTGACCATCAACAACAATCGTTCTTGCATTGTTTTGAAAATACATATTGTCTAATGTATTTCTAAGAATAGTTGTTTTAACTAACTGTAAGTCAGCAAGTAAATCATAAAAAGATAAACCAAAGAAACGGAAAGGCATTGGAATAGCACATACCATTGCAAAAGGAATAAGCGGTATTTCTTCGTTCTCTAATACAACGTAGTTGTTATACCCACTACCACCAACAGTAATTTTTCTAAGCTCGGCAATACCATCACCATCCATGTCAACTTTCATGTAGCACTCGGTAATCTGCACTACACGAAGAGCAGGGTCAACCATGCTTGCATCCATGTCCGTTGTTTCATCATCGTAGCTACGTCTGACGATTGCTTCGGTGTTATAAATTTGTTCTTCGGTAGTTGGTAAACTTTCTACTTGTTTTCTGTCGTACCCCATGTCAATTAATTCAGAGACCGTTTTCATTACTCGCTGTGCAATAAAATCACAATCTTGTAATGAGGTAGCTCTCTTACTAACTAAAACTTCCTCTGGTGGTACAGGGTCTATTTGTACTCTTGAGTAATCTTCTACTCGTTTAATTTCTACATCGTACAACGTTTGAGGCATACCCATTATATCCTCTTCTTTGCTATCAACACCAATAATTTCTACCTCACTATCTATTTGTAGTGCTTGGTATTCTGGTTCAGTTAAGTTTTGATAACTTTCTTTTTTTTGTTGTTTAGATGTTTTCCAATAGACTTTACAAAAACCATTTTTTTGAAGAAGAGCTGTTTTAAACATTGAGTGCAAAATGTTAAAACCATTATTATCTTTCGTAAATATGTGGTTGCAATAATCAGAAATTTGTTCTGCGTATGGCACATCTTCTGGTTGATTTGGTTCGAAGTTTACTACCTTGTCTTGCTGTGTAAACATTCGCATAAGGCTCGGGAGGATTGCCTCTACAACTTCTAATAAATCTTGACTAACAACACTAGATCGACCTTCTGTTTCATTACCTATAGGCTCGCCTAAATAATACTTGATTGCGTCTTTGCGTTGTTCCGCTAATTCACTTGAGTAAAACCCTAAAGAGTTTTGTACCTCCTGTGAGATTAACGTCAATAATTTTGTTTTTGATAATTTTGCCATTAAATAATTCCTAAATGTGGGTACTCAATATCTGTACTCCACTCACTTGATTGATTTTTTCCTACTGCAAAGTACCGAAAGGCATCTGCACTATGCGATGTCCAATCATGTACGGGTTTGTTTTTTGTTTCTCCTTTATCGGTGGTAGCCCATCTGTACTGACGAAGTGCGTCTAATCCGTCTTTACATTTTTCATGGTCAAACCAACAACGAGCAAGAATCATGCGTACTGCATTAATTCCGTCTTCTATACTTAACTTGGGAACGATAGATGTTCGTAGTCCTAAACTTTGTGCAGTCTCTAACCTTGATACACCTGTTCCAATTTCTCGAACATTAGCATCATGCGGTAGATAATGCGTGTCATACACATACCCTTTATCTTGCAAAGCAGAGGCGTAGTATTCTAAACTCTCGCCGCTCTCTTCCAAGTAATCAATAATATGAAAAGCACTTCCTTTTTGTTGAACAAACCATATTGCGGTTTTATCTGCCATTCCTAAATCCCAGAATGTATTAACCTTCATACTTTCATCGTAAGGTACTTTTGTTACCCTACCATCATCATCCGCTTTGTTTAGTCCTCTTGCATAGATCGAGCCTATGGCGGAGGAGTCGAAGCTACATTCAAATTCTGCCTCGTATATTTCAGGTGGCATTAATGCTTTTGCTTCATTCAATTCTAACTCGGAAATAATGTTTGTCTCGGATGCTTTAAATGTTTCTGCGTACCAATCGTCTTGATGATTAGCGTGATCGTATAAAGTCCAAAAGGCATTGTGTCCTTGCGGTGTACCAATAGCAATAAGAAAGCCTTCTCTATCAGACAAAGCAGGTCGGACAATTTCTGTCCATAACCTCGTCGGCATTTGTGCCACCTCATCCAAGATTACCCCATCCATATACAACCCACGAAGACTGTCTGGTCTCTCACATCCTAGTAACTGTATTCTTCCGCCATTGGGTAGATCGGCTCTTAGCTCTGTTTCATGGTACTGTACGTCTGGTAAGACACTTGTATATTCTTTTAAATAATCCCAAGCGGTACGTTTTGCCATTTGGTATGTTGGAGCAATATAGTAGTATCTTGGTCTAGGAAGTCTATTCTCTAAGCATTTCTTTAGTACCTCGTTAATACACAATACAGTTTTGCCAAATCGACGATGACAGACCAACACATTAAATCGTTGTAACTTTTTATGTACGTCAACTTGATGCGGTCTTGGTTTATACGGAATCGTTATCTTCATTAAGAATGTCTCGTATTCTCGCTACGTCATTGCCTTTTACTTGCCCTCTACCCATTGTCTCTGGGTAACGGGTTTTCTTCTGCATTAGATCAACCAACTCCTTAAAAGGGTCTTTTGGTTGTTTTTTTTTTACCTTTTTTTTCTTCATATTTAGCTCGTAGTCAAGTTTTTACCTTGTTTGTGTCGATTGATACCAGATGTTGCTATTTTGTTCTCTAGGGGCTTAAAAAAAGCCTTAAGAGAGTTTGTTTTGGGTTAGAATCACTCCCTATTTTTATTTCTAACAGTCAATGGGGGTGGGTCTTCCTGTGTTGTGCCTGTATTTGCATTAGTTAGGCAGTAGTTAAGCCTTATATTGTGCCATTTATTGCTTGTTTGTACGCTTACTGTACGGATTTTGTTTATTTATTGCTTGTTTTGTGCCATTATTAGCCCTTGTTAGCGTGCTTTATAAGAAAATGATCTAATAGTTATAATTAATTATATTATAGCCCTTATTCCAAGCCATTTAACCCCATTAATAACTTATATAACTCCATACCAATTATAACAGTTTAATCGTATTTCATGTATATTTGGCATTAAAAAAGCCCTATGTTTAATTATAGGGCTTGATGATAGTATTTAATTAAAATTATCTTATTGTTAACTTTTTATTAATGATATTATTAATTTCTTTTTTTAGTAAATCTTTTAATT